AATATAGAACATAATGGCTTGGTATATTAAGAACACAGGGGAGCTTTGGACTGGGGAAATTCACCACTTTCAAGGCTTTACTTGGACTTACAAGACTCACATGAGTTATTCAGCAAAGCTGGAAGAAGGCCCAGAGCCAGTAAAGGCCAGAACAAAAAAGGGTACGTTTAAAGCTGACGATCCTTCTACGCCTTCAATTGATGAATCCAAAAAGAAACCAAGGCGCAAAGCTAAATGAGTTTTATTAGCACGATTAGGAAGCAAGACTTAGATCTTCTTCGCGGCATTGTTCGCAAAGTTCACTTTGCTTACATAGAAGAAAAGCATGGAAAGTCTTTTGTTACCAATGCGGAATGCGATAAGCTGATAGAAAGCATTGCACCTGAGGTAGTGGAGGATATGATCCGATTTGGAGTCGATAAGGGTCTTAGATGATAGACTTTAAGTACAAGCCTGATGGTGATGTACTAAAAACCTTTATGAAGGATGATACCTTCTTTCGTGGCATAAGAGGCCCAGTTGGTTCTGGCAAATCTGTTGGTTGCTGTGTTGAGGTATTTCGCCGCGCCATTCAGCAGAATAAAGGCTCGGACGGAATACGAAAAAGTCGTTGGGCTATTATTCGTAATACAAATCCCCAGCTTAGAACCACTACTATTGAGACTTGGTTAGACTGGTTTCCGGAAAAAGACTGGGGCAAGTTTACTTGGTCAGTGCCATACACCCACCGCATTCAAAAGGGAGACATAGATCTTGAGGTTCTTTTCTTGGCCCTTGATAGGCCCGAAGACGTTAAGAAACTTCTTTCTTTGGAACTCACAGGGATCTGGATTAACGAAGCAAGAGAGATTCCTAAAAGTATTATTGATGCCTGTACGATGCGTGTTGGTCGTTTTCCTTCTATGCGTGATGGCGGCCCTACTTGGACTGGCGTTATTGCCGATACCAACGCCCCTGAGGAAGATCATTGGTGGCCCATTATGTCTGGCGAAGTACCAATCCCAGATCATATACCGCGTGAGCAAGCTAAGATGCTGGTTAAACCAGACAACTGGTCTTTCTATACCCAGCCCGCTGGTATGGTTGAGAAGAAGAATCAAGATGGAGAAATAGAAGACTATGATCCAAACCCAAAGGCTGAGAACACAAAGAACATGCTTAAGAGTTATTACCCAAATCTTATTAGGGGTAAGACTAAATCATGGATAGATGTGTATGTGATGAATCAGTTGGGTCATATTCAAGATGGAAAGCCTGTATATCCAATGTTTGCATCAGAAGTTCACATAGCAGAAGAAGAAATACCCGTTGCTGCAAACATGCCAGTTTATGTTGGTGTGGATTTTGGACTAACTCCTGCTGCGGTCTTTGGTCAAAAGGTAAGGGGCAGATGGTTTCTGCAATCAGAGATAGTCGCAATAGACATGGGGATCGTGCGTTTTGCAGAGGTTCTAAGAAATGAATTATCCACGAGGTTTGCAGCAGCCTCAGAAGTAATTATCTATGGTGATCCTGCGGGTGACTTTAGAGCGCAGACTGATGAATCGACTCCTTTTCATATTCTGCGCGGTGCTGGCTTGAAGGCGTTTCCTGCGCCTTCCAACTCTGTTGACCTCCGGCTAGAGTCGGTATCCTCCCAGTTGACGAAGATGGTCGAAGGTAAGCCAGCACTACTAATAGACAGACGATGCCCTCAGTTAATTAAGGGTTTTGAAGGTGGCTATGCGTATAAGCGCATGGAGGTTAGCGGCGAGAGATACGCAGATAAACCAGATAAGAATATGTTTAGTCACGTTCATGATGCGGCTCAGTATTTATTCTTAGGTGCTGGAGAGGGCAGAGCTTTGATGAACTCTCAGAAACCAGCCAGACCTGTTATTGCCAAGCGTAACTTCGATGTATTTAATAGAGGCCCAAAGCAACGAAACAAACCTAGCTTCTGGTCTAGGATGTAGTTTGTGCATTGAACTTTATTCTCTTCTATGCTTACGAAGGGAAAACGAAGGAGATTGCTATGTGTTTTGGTGGTGGCCCAAGCAGAGCGGAAAAAGAGGCGGCAGCCGAGCAAAGGGTTGAAGCTGACATTGCTGAGCGTGAAGAAGTTGAAAGACGCGCTAGGCAAAAGCGCGAAGATATTTCTGAGGCTATAGAATCAAGAAGAGGTAGAGGCACAAGGCGTTCTTTGTTTAAAGCTTCTCGCCAATCATTCATGGGTAGGTTTAGATAATGGCCGAAGATGCAGTCGCAAAAAAATATATTAAGTCTTATCAAAAAGCCAAGGCTTTACGGGAAAACTGGGTTCCTTTATTTGAGGAATGCTATGAGTATGCTTTGCCGCAGCGTGAATCATTTTACTATGAGGAGCGAGGGCAGCGTAGAGATGAGAAGATATTTGATGAGACTGCTGTAGTTGGCGTTCAAGAATTTGCTAGTCGCTTACAGTCTGGAATTGTTCCAAACTTTGCAAGATGGGCTGATCTCATGACTGGCAGTGAGGTGCCACCAGATCAACGGGAAGCTGTTGATAATGACTTAGATGAAGTTACAGAATACGTTTTTGAGGTTTTACAGAACTCTAACTTTAGCCAAGAGGTTCATGAATCCTTCATGGACTTGGCTGTCGGGACTGGTGTTTTGTGCGTGGAAGAGGGCGATTCAATCAACCCAGTAATCTTTTCTGCGATACCGCTTCCTCATCTTGTACTAGATACTGGCCCCGACGATAAGATTGACCACGTTTATCGTGAGCGTAAGAAGGTTAAATTTGACCATCTTTCTATCATGTATCCCAATGGAACCTTTGATCCGAAGGTTACTTCTATGATGGGTCAAGATAGAGAGACTACTGTTCTTGAGGTTGTATGCCGCGACTACTCTAAGAAAAACCAAGAAGCTTACTTGAGTTACGCAATATGTATGACAACTGATACTTTGATTAGCTCTAAAAAAATGACTGGACTTGGTTCAAATCCTTTTGTTTGCTTTCGTTGGTCTAAATGTGCTGGTGAAATCTATGGTCGTGGGCCTCTTCTTAATGCCCTTTCTGCTATTAAAACTACTAATCTTACGATTGAGCTTATTCTTGAGAATGCTCAAATGGCTATCTCTGGCATTTATCAAATGGAAGATGATGGCGTTATTAATCCTGATACTATTCAATTGGTCCCAGGGTCTATTATACCAAAAGCTATGGGCAGTCAGGGGCTTCAGCCTATACAAGCAGCTGGTCGTTTTGATGTAGCGCAGCTAGTATTAAGTGACATGCGCTTGAATATTAAACGTGCGCTGTACAATGATATGCTGGGTGATCCTAATAAAACGCCAGCAACAGCAACGGAAGTGGCTGAGCGTATGGCTGACCTATCCCGCAGGATGGGTTCTGCATTTGGAAGATTACAAGCTGAACTCGTGCAGCCCGTACTTCAGCGTGTAATATACATCCTAAAGAAGCAGGGCCGCATAGAAGTACCTACAGTAAACGGTAGGGAAGTTAAAGTACGTTCTGTATCTCCGCTTGCTCAAGCGCAAGCTAATCAGGATATTTCTAGTGTTGCTAGGTTCCTTGAATTGGTTGGTGGTTCTTTTGGGCCTGAGATGTTGCAGCTTCTAATTGACAGTGAACAAACAGCAATTCACCTTGCTAAAAAATTTGGTGTGCCAGAAAGCTTGATTCGTGATGAAGAACAGCGTAGACAAATAGCTGCATTAGCGCAGCAAATGGCGCAACAACAGCAAGGACAGATGGTTGCCGAACAAGGTTAATATTGGAATTGACGGAATACAGCGAGCATCGGACAGGGATGTCGAGGTAAGCCATAACATTGCAGAGATCTTTAAAACCCCTACGGGCAAAGAGGTCTTACGATATTTGCGCTCTATTACTATAGAGATGGTAAATGGCCCTAATGTGACTACAGAAGAACTGCGACACCTAGAGGGCCAGCGTTATATTGTTGGCCTAATAGAGCAGCGCATTGCACATTCACATAGGAGTAAGAATAAATGAGTGAAGAAGCAGCAGTAGAAGCAGCACAGGCTGATGGTCGTGACTTTGTAACTGAGGCTGATGTTCAGCAAGCAGAAGCACCAGACCGCCCAGAGTGGCTACCTGAGAAGTACAATACGCCAGAAGATTTAGCCAAAGCATATAAAGAGCTTGAGTCAAAGCTGGGTGGCAAAGAGGAGGATATACGCAATAAACTCTTAGAAGAAATACAATCAGAAGCTTTCAGTGACAGGCCCGAAACTGCTGGCGACTATCAATTGCCAGACATTGTTGACGATGAAATGGCTGTTGATAACGAACTTCTTAAGTGGTGGTCTGAGCATTCATTTGAAAATGGTTATAGCCAAGAAGAGTTTCAAAAGGGCATTGAAATGTATGCCGAAGCTATTAATGGATCGCAGCCAGACATAGAGGCTGAAGCCGCAAAGCTAGGCGATAATGCAAATGATCGCATTCAAGCTGCATCTATGTTTGCTAATAAGTTCTTTCCAAGCGATGCAATACCAGCAATTGAGCGTATGTGCGAAAGTCATGAGGGCATTATTGCAATAGAAGCTGTAATGGAGGCTATGAAAGATGGATCATTTGCTGGGGATGCACAGCCTACAAGTGGTGTAACAGAGCAATCACTTAGGGAGATGATGCAAGATGAGCGATACTTTAACCCCGCGAAGCGCGATCCGCACTTTGTCAAGCAGGTCGAAGATGGCTTCCAACAACTCTACAGAGGTTAAAATAATTCAAAGGGGCCAGTATTATCTGACCCCTTTTACCTTAGATCACATTGATGAAGTGGTTGAAGGTCTTACTCAAGAAAACAAACGAGAGCTAGTTTTACTTGGGCATAATGACTTTCATCAAGCTATGCGTGAAATGTATGAAACTTCTGAATGCTATCTTGCTAGAAAAGAAGGCGAATCGTTCTTAGCCATTGGTGGTCTTTGGTACAATGAAGATCAAGAAATCCCTCAGATGTTTGCTATGTTTTCTAATAAAGTAAAGGAACATACTGTTGCAGCGGTTCGAGGATCAAGATTTCTAATAGATTTCTTTGATAAAACACAGCACATGCTAACTATGACACTGCTATCTGATTATGAGTTTATGATAGACTGGGCAATCTGGCTGGGCTTTGAGCCTGTTGGTGTCATAGAAGACAACAATAATAAATATGTTGAATTTGTGCGTTGCAATCCAAACGGAAAAAGTGTTTACGATGGGCCATTACGGCCCGTAATACACTGAAAGGCCCGAGAGGATACCCTTGTTGACGTAGAAAAGCGGACACCCGTTGGCAACTGTAACTTCATAATAGGACTGAAAAATGGCTAATACTATTGACCAAGCCTTTATCAAGCAGTTCGAGACAGAAGTTCACATGGCTTATCAGCGTATGGGTTCCAAACTACGGAATACTGTTCGCTCAAGCAATGTGTCTGGCTCGGTTGCTCGATTCCAAGTAATTGGAAAAGGCGCTGCAAACACTAAAGCGCGTAACGGCGATGTAACTGCAATGGAACTTGTGCATACAAATGTCGAGGCCACTATGGCTGACTTCTATGCACCAGAGTACATTGACAAGCTGGACGAGTTGAAGATTAACATTAATGAGCGTCAAGCTGTAGCGCAATCTGCTGCTGCTGCTCTTGGTCGCAAGACTGATGAAATCTTGATTACAGCAATGGACGCGGGTGCTAACTCTACTCAAATCCATGACACTGGTTCTGCTCTTGAAAAAGCTGACTTGTTGACCCTGTTCTCAACATTTGGTGCAGAAGACATTCCAGAAGACGGACAGCGCTACTTAGCAATGTCTCCTGCTGGTTTTGCTGATTTGTTTGCTATTAATGAGTTTGCAAGCTCTGATTATGTTGGCCCACAAAACCTGCCATTCGCAGGTGGGATGACAATGAAAGAGTTCTTAGGCTTTAAGATCTTCTCTACATCTGCTGTAGCTGGTGGGAAAAACTTTGCGTACCATACTTCTGCTGTTGGGCTTGGCATTAATGCTGATGTTCAAACTGAAGTAAACTATGTACCGCAAAAGGTTTCACACTTGGCAACATCAATGATGTCTATGGGTGCTGTTGTTATTGATGACGATGGTGTCTTTGAAGTTCTTGATAACAACTAAGGGGATGGGGGCTTCGGCCCCCATACTACTATGCCTGATGTAGCTAACACTTCTATTAAAGTATGTTCTCGTGCTTCTGTTCTTATGGGGGGCAACGAGATTCAATCATTTACGGATGGCACTGCTGAGTCTGCTGTCGTAGATGCTATGTATGAAGATACAGCTACTGCTGCGCTCACCAGTATGCGCTGGGGTTTTGCGACTACTCAAAGCACACTGGTGCGACTTGCTGCT